TCATTTTTACATCTACCATAAAACTTCTGTGTGCTATAGCCTGTTTGCTATCTATTTTCTCTGTTGATATTCCTTCTAATCCATATCTGCTCAAATAAACAATATCATCTTGAAAATTAGTACTATCCACATAACATCCAACACTAACATTTCCTTGCTTAGTTGGATATATCTTTCCGTGTTCTAAATCCAATGTCGGTTCATGATAAAAAACATTTGCATTATTTTGATCTAAATTCTTAAAAATCCATAACACATTATTTCCAACAGTCATTCCTGTTATTGAAGAATCACTTGAACCATCTTCATAGTAACTCAAGTCACTTATATAAGCTGGATTGTTTAACTCAGAATGAAATACCGCATTTGGAAAATCTGGATTACCCGTAAAAAACATTCTATTATCAAATAACAATGCCTTAGTGCATTTATTTATTCTATCTTCATATCCACTTATGGTTTTAGAAAATGTAATAAAAACATTATCTTCGCCACTTAAATTTGGTTTAGATGGTGCTGTATTAAAAGTCACTTTCCCATTTACCCTGTCTACCGTAAAATTTGAATTTTCTGTCTGCTTTTTGTTATCTACAGTTACAGTTACCGTTGTACTATCTATATTTTGTGCATCTAAATAAAATATCTTTGATGTACCATCTCCAACAAAACTATTTATTCTTTTAGGTTGTAACAAATTAACATCTTGTAAGGTTTCTCCACCTCCCATATTCCCCGCTGTTCTACTAATTGTAGTACGTGGTACAAATGCTTCATCTTTTACTTTTTTTAACATTGTACCATCATACACAAGATAATTTTTTCCGTCATTTATATATAATTTTGAATCAAGCTTGTTATACTTGCTTCTTTTATTATTCATATCCGCATATAATTGTTTCAATGTTTCTGAGGTCGGTTCACTTGGAAAATTACTCCATTCATATAATACAGTACCTGAATGTATTAAAGCTTTCGTTAAACTAAATATATAAATACCATTAATTCTATTACCTATTTGTGCTATTTTTCTATAACCTGGCCTAGTTTCTATGCAAGTACCTTGAGCATCTCGATAATTCTTCCATACATTCAAAGCATCAGGACTTCTTGTTATAGAAACCAATGTTGGTTCATTTAAAAAATCTACTCCTGAAAAATCAGCATAAGTTCTTTTTATTCCTGTTGCCATCTGTTTTCCTCCTAAATATCATATTCTGGTTCATTTAATACAACTGTAGGTATATTTTTTCTAGTATCTAACAATTGTAGTTTTCTTTGATATTCTGTTGCAAAGGCTGTATAATCAGCACTTGGATCAGTTTTTAATATATCATCAGCCACTTTATATGGTAATAATGCTTGTGCATCATTATCTAATTCTAAATAAAAATCATCCATTGTTTCTTCATTTATGTCCTGTGGATATTTATAATATTCTAATATCGTTGAACCAGGAATATTGTCATTTAAATATATTTTTTTATTTAT